ACCCGTTCTCTCTACAGTGCTCCTCTACTTTGTAGAGAAGTCCGTTGTAGATTTTCCGTGTCTTGTAGGAGAAGAGATAGATATTACCATCCCAAAATCCCATCTTGAAACGAGGAGTAAACTGAAATCCAGGGACTTGAAACTTGAACTTGTTTGTTAGTTCTCGGGCAATTCCTTGATCACAATCAATACGGCTGAATACCTCATTTAGCTTAACAACTTGAACTCTAGAAATTACCCGCCTCCATATCCGTTCTCAAATTTCTTAATTTCAATCGCGTCTCTGATAGTATAGCTCATAGAATTGATCTGCTTAATTATCTCAATAAGGCTATCCTTAATCTCAAGATAGCTCTCAATGATCTGTTCAAGGTTCACGATATCATCATCCGAGTTGATGTATTGGTTTCTCTCATTAGACGAGATTCTTTTACCATCCTGAGGATAGTGAGAAAGGAACTTGTCTATTTTGGATTTATCTTGTTTCCAGGCGTCTGCTGATGGGCCTTCTCTCAGCATCTTGAGTTTTTCGGCCATCAATACGGTTTTGGCCTTATAGAGAACGGCCAATGAACGCCTTGTGTCGTTCAGGTATCGTAAGTATTTTGCGTGAAGCTTTAGGCGGCGGTTTATCTCTGTGCCTAGGTCTGATAAATCAAGTTTATTGTCACGTTCCCATTCATCCATGATTTTGTTCATGGCCTGATTAATATCTTCAATTTTTGTCAACATTATATATTAAGTCACCCTAGAGAAATTGAACCCATTGTATTTGAAAGTTACGTCAAGAGTAATGAACGGGATATCTCCAACCGTTCTGGTATCTAGCTGCATGTTCCCTATATTTAGGGGTTGTGCATCATGGAAATTGAAATCAAACTTGGGTTGTTGATTACTGTCTAGTATCTGAACAAGGATATCGCTTCTCAAACCCATCTCTGAATAAACAGGTTTTTCGGCTAGCTCGGCATACTGTTCATAACTTTCTGGAAAACCTATTCCCTTCATCCACGAATACAGTTCAAGATAGTTCATCATATCCTCATGAACCTTGAACGTGCATACCAAATCGTTAAATTCTAAATGGTCATACGTTTGTGAGAAGGTTATGAAAGGGCTTCCTTGTTGAGGAGTTGTAGGAGCACCGAAACCAGGGATATTTACAGCTTGACAAAAGAAGTTGACATGTGGACACTTACGAACAAAGAACGTAAAGTTTAAAGGTGACAGAAAGTTTAGGTTTGTTGGCGTATTGCCTACGGCTGACATAATACCTCTTGACAGGAAGGATTGATCCGAGTATAAGGGTATTTATCAGCAGAGGGGGCGGGAATGTCTGATTTTGGCTTAACGGGCAAGGCTAAGGGGTTGCCAACCATAGAGTTTTTGGCCTGTCAAGCAAATGATGACGATGTTTATGTCATCCTAAGGGGAACCGATCAGCCCGTTTGTGTGGTTCTAAACGAGAAGGTTGGGAAAGGTCATGAGGCTTGCCCTACCATCCTTCGGCCTAACGTCAAGACTCGCCTGAACAGCGTTGACGACAAAAGGAACCGTTCATCATGATCAAGTGGATTTCCCTCTTGACAGCTTGGGCTTCTCTGGCGTATCTGTTCGCTATCACTTGGGGGTTACGGCTTTCACCGAAGCTTGCCTTCCTTGGCTTATGACAAGAGACAGAATCACTGTGCCTAGTCACTCCGCAAGTCCTAGAGCATGGTGATAAGGGCAGGGGGAGTTTTGTTCTACCAAGCAGGTTCCCCCTGCCCGTTGGAATTACAAGGTTTGCAACGTTCCGCTCACCAGTCTGGAACAACTGCCTGACCAGCAGGCAAACCTTGTAGAGGGGGAGAGGGTGACTACTCTCCCCCTCAGTTATGACAGCCGTTGAGCGAAACCACCATTTGTGCGGATGGTGTCAACGGTTGTTTAGGACTAGGGATAGGGCTTTGTCCATCGGTTCACCTATCCCTAGTCCGCTCCTATGCCTAGGCGGCTACGATGGTGGAGTGGCGGCGGATTGTAGCTCCGTTACATAGAAACACAGTGGGTTCGAATCCTACCCTAGGCACACCACATATGCGATGCCTCCTCTTTATGATAACTGTAACTATCCTGTATTATAATCAGGAAATCGTTCAGTTTTTGAGGATACCATGAAACTTGTGATAACAGAGTATCAGGCCCAATATGGTAAGAGGCCTTATGAGGTTATCTCTGTTGTCAAAAGAGACAAAAACAAATGGGCCATCTCTGATGGTTCATGTGTGTTCAACTCTGATCATCAATGGGAGTATGAACCCCTTCCATCCAACCGCTCGCATGAATTCATCATGAGAACGCGGTTCTCGTTGAAGAAAGCCTTGCAACTAGCTGAGGTTGCCTACAAGGATAAGAGGGATTGGTATAGAAAACGGGAAAAGCTGATGAAAACCCCTTGACATACTCAGCAAGCTAGGGTATAAAGGGGACAATAGTAGTGCGTAACCTAGTCAACAACAGCAGGGAATGACAAACACATGAAGGCTCTTTTTCTTTCTGCCGCTCTGGCATCGCTGATGGCAACGTCTGCGATGGCTCAGACGGTAACGACTCCGTCGTCCGCGACGAATGTCAACGTGCCGACTGGCTATCAGGTCAAGGGTGCGACTTGGTATTATCAGGATCGCTACCAGAACAACCGCATCGTTCAGGTTCCCGATCTGAACACCATCCCCGAGATTCATCGGGCGATGCAAGACCCCGCCCATCCCAAGAGCATGGTCAAGGGTGACGGCGGCTCGGGCGGCTCGGGCGGTAACTAATTCCACGGCCTACCAATACGATATAGAGAGAGCCCCGAAAGGGGCTTTCTTTATGCCATTAGATCGTTTTCATGGGCACGATGTTTATCAAATCGTGCATATTTTGATCGTAATTGGTTTCCGTGAAAATGGACAAACTGATTGATTTTGGTTTTACCATCTGGACTGTCGGTTAACGTATCTTTCAAATGAATACCATCATGACCTTTATCCATTAATTCTTTTCTAGCTGCATCATAATCCACCTTATCATCAATCATTCTGATTTGCCTTCCTCCAACAACCATGTTTGGACGGCTGAACTTTGTATGCCTATCAACTAGGTCTCTGATATCATTGTAGTTGTGAACAACCCAAGGGTTTTTCATTCTATGCACTAGAGGCATCACCTTTGCCCCCTCTAGGCCTCTAGAAGACCAGTCTGCAAAGTGACTGCCAGTATGGGGGCTATCTGTTGTCCAAAGGCCTAGCGGGCCTTCTCTTGAGCCAGAAACGCCACCCCCTCTATGTCCTACCTTTGGGGCTGTAAAATCACTATGGGTTCCATGATATACGGTTTGATTCATATGATATCCAAGATCAATAGCGTCTTTATGTCTGTCTTCTACTGACTTGAAAGTATTCTCAAAAAGTATTTGTTTAAAAGATTTCATCTTATCCCCTAACAAAAAGGGGAGAAGTTTCCTTCTCCCCATCTAATCTTATATATGTTCCTCAGATTACATGAGGTTCATAATTAGGACCTTACGATAGTAAACGTTTGAGTCCTTGTTGACCACGCCTTGGCCTTTTGTGATACCTTCTGCGAACGGATTTGCAACCACGCCGTAACGTGTCTTGAATCCAATTCTTGGCGTGAACGTGTCAGGATCGACAGCGTTAACCATCTGTAGCGGAATATACGGACAATAGAACAGACCAGCATCGAATGCAGACGGTCCCTTATAGCCGACCGTCATATATTGACCGCCAGAAGAATAAGGATCGATATAAACGCGAGTCTTACCGTTTAACACTCCAACGAATGTGTTACCCGTATCGTCTGGCTGAATACCGTTGTTCTGGTTAAGAGCGGGCGTAAAGTCGAGAACGCCAGCGGCAACTAAGGCACTTGCAGCGTCCGAAGACATAATTGCAAGGTTGCCTCTCCCTCTACGGGTAGCCTTTGCGATAGCGTTAGATTCACGCTCGATTTGGAACATTAGGCCTTTCCACTTTTCAACAGCCCAACGACCGTTAGAATCAGTGTCAAGGTCGAAAATACCAGCAGTTGTGGTATTGTCCTGAGCACCAATCGTAGCTGTATAGTTGACAGTGCCAACCATTTCACGATTGATTTCAGCAAGGATTTCTGTTGAAAGAATATTCACAAGCTCTGTTCTTGCGTCCAGACCATGAATAGCCTTTAAGTCCTGTGCAAGTTCTAAGGTGTATTCTGATGCTAGAGCACGTCCACCAGCCGTAACAGTCTGACGCTCGATGGTGAATGCCATCTTTGCGAATGCAGCGTTACCAGATGTTCCAAGAGCTTCTAACTGTGCAGTGCTCATTCCCGTTCCACGGTTATACAAACCAGTAGAAGCTAGGTTGCCCACCTGAGTAGAGTTGCCAGGAAGTGTGCCGACATGCTTTTGACCGAATGTGTTCGCACCTGAAAGAACAGACGAGAACATGGTATTCACTTCGTTATAGAAGGTTTCCCCGCCAGTCTGGTTGCTATAGCGTGAACGCAATGCAAAGATAAGTCCTGTAGGACCAGTCATAGGCTGAACGCCCATGATATCGTATGCCATAAGATTTGGCATTGCACGTCTAACTAGAGAAATCATAACAGGATCGAACGTATCGATACCGCCTGAGCCAGCCGTTGAGCTTGACGCACCCATAAAGTTTACAGGGATTGAAGACTCTGAAAGTTGAAGAGCGGGATGGATATGGGTTCTATTCGTCTCCATATCGTCTTGAAGGTTTTCAAGCATAATAGCGGTAACACCGCGTCTCACGCTATCATTGATGTTCCCATAATCTTCATGCTCAAGAATTGGAGCCCACTTATTTAAAATCTCTTCATTTAGGCTGTAGGTCATTAAATTAAAATCTCCCTAGTGAATTTTGTTTTTTATTTATAATTGTTGATTGTTTAACTTTGCTTTTTGTCAGCAAGTCTCTTTGACATAGAAGAGAGTTGAGCAACCATCTTATCCATGCCTGGATAATAGACTGGCTTTCTTGTAGAAGTGTCTTCGTTTACTTCCTCAGTGATAATACCAGTATCGGTTGGACCTTTCTTACCTAAAGGAAAATGCTGTTCTCTGACAGTCTTAACCTTCTCAGCAAAACCTTCGTCTAGAGAGAAGCTTTCGACCATTGTCTTAAGCTTTTCTTTCTGTGTTAATGGCAGACCATCAGCAACAGATTCAACGATTTCGGCCTTCTTATATTTTTCCAGTTCTTTGGCATACTGGATTTGAGTATCAACAGCCTCGTTAACATCAGCTTGTAGCTGTTCAACCTTAGCTGTTAGACCTTCCACAACGTCAATCTTATCCTCAGGAACAGAGACGTTATGATATCTGCAAAGTTCAATCAAATCTTCAAAAAACTCTTGGGCCTTCTCAGCCGCAACTGCATTTTGGACTTCAATCTTATTCTCTTCTAACCACTTGTTCATTCCATAGGTTAGATACGTATCAATGCTTTCCTCAAAGAAATGGGTAATAGCTTCGGTCTCTTCCTCTAGCTTATTCTCATACTCTTCCTCAAGAGTAACGCGAAGAACAGATTCACGAGCATTAAGAGCCGCTTCGAAAAGTGTAAGAACCTTTTCCTTGTGCTCTTCGGCAAGCTCTTTATTGTCTCCAAAGAGAGCTAGAACATCTGCCTCGTAAGTTTCTCTCATTGCATCAGATGGCTTTGCTGCAATTGTAGAAACGTTATGTGCAGCCGCTCCATCGGGAACGCCGCTAGCTTCATTTCCAATTGAACTTAATGCAAGGTTTAAGAAGTTAAGGGCTTGTTCATGAGATAACTTTTGAAAGATATCCATAAGAGCACCCATCGCAGCGGTTTTTGTAGGATGCGTCTGGATCGAACTAACGTTCGCATCATAATCAGGGTCTTCCTTTAAAACCTTCTCTTCAACTTTCTTCTTTGCCATCTTACTGTTAATCTCCTTACGAAATATAGTATTCTATTTAGAACCGTTATTTTTTTAGCGTTTACGTGAAATGCCAGACAGATAATATTCATAGAGACGTATTTCTTTCTCTATTCTTTCTCTGTTTGAAAGTTTCTTGACATTATCAACGAATTGCTCTACTCTGCTTTCCATCCAAGTGTCTTTAGCAGCGTCATAAACCCATTCAACGCCTTCCATAATGCCCTCAACAAAACAACCAGGGCCAGAAGGATCAGTAACAGCATCAATAGTAATAAGCTTATAATCAGATTGGACTTCTGAGAGACCTTCGTTATTAGTTTTGACAGAGCCAAGCCCCCGTGTTGACATTCCAGGCTTACCGCCTATCTCAATCATTCCCTTTAGCATTAAGCCAGGGCCATACGGCATAACTGTGCATTCCCCGATAACCGTCTTTCCTGACCATTCCAGGCCAGTGATTA